CCGTGCAGAATTGGAAACACAGGCTGCTGTGATGAACGACGCGCTCGATGCGGGGCTTCAGGCTAATGCTGGCGTGTCTCCGGCTGAACTCGCACAGCACCAGCAGTTCGCTAAGGAGTTGTTCACTGCTAACACGCCAGAAGAAATAGCTGCGCGTGCAGAGACAGCCAATTTCAATCTGTCGTATTACGCCTCGCAGCCCGAAGTGATGGCGCAGATTGAAGCCATCTCGAAACAATTTCGTTCTGCGATGGATGAAGCACAGGGTCGCCCTGGTGGCGTACCTGTGGAAGAATCTATCCGCATTGCCCGCGAAGCTATTGGTGGCCTGACGGAGCGTGAAGCTCCTGCCGTCATCAGGGCAAAGTTAAGAACGACTGAAGACCTTCATGCGTGGCTCCTCGCCAGTGATATGGTAATGCGCGGCATGGGCAAGAGACTTGCCAGGATGTCTGAGCTTCTCGATGCGCGACCACACGATGTGATAGCACATGAGGAAGCCAGGATTGCGCTGGAGAACTTCTACAACACTACACGCGAAATTGCAGGTGCTAACAGTGAAGTCGGACGCTCACTTCGTATTTTGCAAGAGCGCTCGTCTGCATCAGTGCTTTCTAAACCCATCAGGTTCAAAACAGAAGGCACGACGGCTGCGGCGAAACCCAAAGCTAAAACTCCCACTAAAGCTCCTGCTGAACCGGTGCAAATCACTGCCGGTATGTCTCATCGTGAGATCGCCGCGCAAGCTCGTATGATTCGCATGGCTGATGGTGCTCCCCGCGACATCTTCGCGGTTGGACACGCTGCTCAAGTCATCAAGAATACAGGCAAGTTGAGTCAGGCGTTTGAATTGTTTGCAAACTTCTTACTCTCTGGCCCGCGTACTGTTCAAACCGTCTTCGCATCGGGCGCGGGGCTCAACATCTTCGAGCCATCCGTCAGAATGCTGGCCGGTGCTGCTACAGGTAATCGAGCGTTGTTCCGTGAAGGCGCAGATATCATGTGGGGCAACTTCAAGTACATCTCGGACAACATTAAGGGCATGAGAATGTCCCTCAATGCTGGCCGCAGCATCATCAATCCGCAACCGCAGCACATCGCTATCGGCGGCGTCACTGGTGATGTCGTTCGTATTCCTGGCCGCGTTCTCGGTGCGGCAGATGAGTTTTCTCGTCTCACTGCGTACAGAGCCTTTGTGCGTGCCAAGTCTTTACGACTCGGGCGTGAACAGGGACTCACAGGTGCAGCGCTGGAGGAGCGTGTTGCTGAAGACCTTCGGGCTTCATTCGATACAGAGACCGGCATCGCCACGCTTCCCGAAGCACTGAGATATGCAGAGGTGCCAACGATGGCCGCTCCTCTGGGACGTGAAACGTTTGGTGGCGGGTTTCAGACTTTTGTGAACAACCACCTCGAAGCGCGCTTCATTGCGCCCTTCGTGAAGGCGTCGGTCAACATCTTCCGATACGTCCACAAGAGTATCCCAGGCCTCAACCTCCTGAATCGCGAGGTGCGTGAAGCGCTGGCGCGAGGTGGAGAAGAGGCAGCAATTATTCACACTCGTTCGGCTGTTGCAGGTTCGCTCTATGCCTTCGGTCTCTACCAAGCGTCTGCTGGTAACCTCACCGGGCGCGGCCCGTCTGATCCAGACCTTCGGCGTTTGTGGCTTGGCAACACTGCTGAAGGTAAAGGTCGCCAGCCATACTCTATCAGAGTCGGCGGGAAGTGGATCAGCTATGCTCGTCTCGATCCGCTAGCTATGCCGCTCGGTTTGATGGCCGATCTCAGCACGATCATTCACGAGTCAGATGAGAAGGCGGCAGAGCCTACGGACATGGCTTACGCGACGGTTTCGGCATTGTTCTATAATCTGTCGAGTAAATCATACCTCTCAGGCATCACGCAGTTCTCTGAGGCGTGGGGCAGCAATGATCCGCACGCGACAGCACGCTGGATGCAGAATTTCGCAGCCAACGCCGCTGTGCCGCAGTTGGCAAACTCGCTGAATCCCGATGATGTCTACCGCGATGTGCGGAGCATGTCGGATGCGATTATTTCGCGTATACCTGGGTGGAGCACGACGCTCGATCCTCGGTTCGACATCTTCGGTGAACCGATGATGAAAACTCCTGGGCTGTTGAATCGCAATCAGATTCTCACAGCGAAGGACACAGGCCGCTCAGTAGAAGACGATCTTCTGACCCTCGGTCACGGGCTGTCTCCGCTGACTCCGAAGATTGAAGGCGGTCTCATCAACCTTCAGAATCGCAATACGTTCGACAATGGTACAGGTAAATCACCATTTATCAGAATGATGGAGTTAATCCGTCGTCCTGCAGCTGGTGGCCCGTCGTTGCGCGAGGCCATGAACGAGCTTGTACGGTCGTCAACGTGGCAGGAAGCCAGCGATGGCACGTCCCTGTTCCCCGGTGGGGAGCGGTGGATTCGTGCTGCCGCCTTGAAGAACAAGTATGAAAGTCGTGCGTTGAGGCAAGTGATGGACGAGTACCCGAAACTGATGAATCAAATTCGAGCCGTCCGGAGAATGCGCGGCGCAGCAATCACGAGCGGCGAATCTGGTGTTCAGCAGGTTGAACAACTGTTCGGCGTCTCTCCCAGGTAAAAACTTTGGTGTGCGGAGTCGGATAGGAGCAACCGCAGCTTTCGGGCCGCGCCTCAGTAAAGGCCCGCACACCATTTCTTCCTTCCCTCTATGAGCAACGAAACAGAACTCGAACTACAGCGGTCAGTCGGTCGCATGGAAACAAAGCTCGATGCGCTCATCCATGAAGTCCGAACATCTAACGCCAGACACACCAGTGTTGGCGCGGCCTTCTCGAAACGCATCGGCAAGCTAGAGAAGTGGCAGAACCGTTTGATCGCTGGAGGTACAGCGCTTATGGCGGCTGTTGGTCTTCTCTTCAAGTACTTCACAGTTCACAGCAGATAAGGAAACTCTCTCATGGCTGAAGACTACACACCGCTAACTCCGGAGCAGCAAACCGCACTCGCAGAACGGCTCCAGACGAAGTGGCTCCAGCGCATGGAGAAGCTTCTCGACAGCGGTGAAGCGACCGCGACGGATATGGCAACCTTGTCCCGCGTGCTTCTCCAGAACGGGTGGTCGCTCGATCCTAAGCAGCTTCCGCAGGCCCTTCGTGACAAACTCACCTCGAATGTTTCACCCGAGGAGCTTGAAGACGACGGCATCCTGCCAATCCGCAGGAACGCCTAGTGTACACCAAGGAAGAAATCGAAGCCGCAGGACTCGATGACTTCAGAGTCTTTTTGCGGCAGGTATGGGATTTCCTGGGGCTCCCACCGCCCACGCCAGTGCAGAACGACATCGCTTGGCACCTTCAGCATGGAGATCGTCGTCTCGTTATCGAAGCATTCCGTGGTGTCGGCAAGTCGTGGATCACCGTCGCCTACGTCCTGTGGTGCCTGTTTTTAGACCCGCAGGAAAAGATCATGGTGGTATCGGCTTCGCAGGAGTTGGCGGACAACTTCTCGAAGTTCTGCAAACAGTTGATTCGAGAGATGCCGTTGCTTCAACACCTCGCTCCTCGCCAGGGCCAACGCGATAGCGCCATCTCATTTGATGTCGGCCCTGCAACGCCCTCCAAAGACCCCTCGGTCAAGAGCGTTGGTATCACCGGCCAGCTTACAGGCTCTCGTGCTAGCCTGATCGTCCCTGATGACGTAGAGGTGCCGAAGAACTCACAGTCACATCTGCTGCGAGAGCGTCTGTCAGAACTCGTCAAGGAGTTCGACGCTGTTCTCAAACCTGGAGGCCGGATTCGTTACCTCGGTACTCCGCAAGCAGAGGCATCCCTCTATAACAGGCTACCAGGACGCGGCTACACTGTCATCGTTTGGCCGATTCGCGTCCCTGAGCGCGTTGACCTGTATCACGGACGGCTCTCGCCGTTCGTACAGAAGTTCATCGACCAGGGTGTTCCAGCGAATACGCCCATCGAACCGAAGCGTTTTCCTGAGTCTGAAATCAGCGAGCGCATGGCGTCCTACGGTCTCACAGGCTTCGCGCTCCAGTTCATGCTGGACACGAACCCCTCTGACACCGAGAAGCACCCGCTCAAAACGCACGATCTCATCATTCACGACTGCGATCTCGACATGGGACATGTCAAGCTTGTGTGGGGTGGGGATCGCACACTGGTGCTCCAAGACCTTCAGAGTGGCGGCTTCGACGGAGACTACTACGTCAAGTACGCCTGGAAGAGCGAGGAGATGGCGAAGTACACAGGCACCGTCATGGCTATCGACCCTTCAGGGCGCGGCCAGGACGAGACCTCCTATGCCATCGTGAAGACCCTCCACGGAATGCTCTACCTCGTAGATGTCGGCGGCTTCATCTCCGGCTTCTCTGAAGCCACGCTCTCTGCTCTCGCTACTCGGGCCATTCGGCATCATGTCAATTATCTCATTGACGAGCCAAACTATGGCGGCGGAATGTTCCGTCAGTTGCTCAAGCCCGTGATGTCGAAGATCGCGGAGGATGCTCGGCTTCGCACAGAAGACCCCGATCCTAACGCTCGCCCGCCAATGTTCGACGAGGAGTGGAGTGGATGGGCTAGTACACAGAAGGAGATGCGAATTCTCGACACGCTAGAGCCTCTCGTGCAATCGCACAGGCTCGTAGTGGATCGCAAGGTCATCGAGCGCGATACCGCAGTGCAGCAGGACAAGTCGCAGTACTCCTTCATCCAGCAGTTCACACGCATGGCTCGCATCAAGGGCTGTCTTCCCCACGAAGATCGACTTGAAGCTGTGAGCATGGCGTGTGGCTACTGGATCGAGCGCATGAGGATCGACAAAGACAAGGCGCTGAAGACGCACAAAGAATCGTTGATAGATGAAGAGCTTCGCAAGTTCATGGAAGGTACGTTGAAGAGTTCGATACACTTCGGCGGGCCAACAACCAATTCTCCTCGCTGGTCGAAGCGTCGGTAAACCTCACTTCACTTAGAGAAAGTAACTAGATGTCGAAGACGCCCCGAACAGACGATCTCCTTCAGAGCCATCCAGGGGAACCGTACACATACCTGACCCCGCTCGCGCGGGTTGAAGAGAAAGACCTTCAAGGCAGCATTCCTGATGGTGCCGTGAGTTTGGCCGATCTTATTGTCGGGGCAGATGGAACGTTCATCAAGACCGTTGGTGCTGCGGCGGTGTGGACCCTGATTACAGCAGCGGATATCACATCTGGCAATCTGGCCTATGCGCGTCTTCCTACCGGCGGCGGCACTTGGGCCAACGGGGGTGCGCTTTCCATAACGGGCGGTATCACGACTGTTGCTGGACTTTCCAGCACCGCTAACGTTGCAGTTTCCACTGCGGGTGGTTCAGATGGTCTTTCGCTTTCTAGGCCTGTTGCGACACCGGGGGGAATCAATTTTGCCACTTCTGGCTCTAATCGGTGGGGCATTTACGTCACTGAAGCTGCTGAAAGCGGTTCTGATGCTGGTTCCAACTTTCGTATTCGTGCTAGAACAGATGCAGGCGCATTCCTAGACGACCCGATCACCGTCGTGCGCGCGGCGGGGGGCGCTATTGCTCTTGGTAGTGCTGGTGGCCGCTCTGTTGTCGTTGGAGTAGACCCCGGTAACAGTGAAACAGTTCGTATCGGCGGAACCGTTCGCATTGGTAATACAAATTCGGGACCATTCACAGGTTCCGGCATTGTAATTGCTCACACAGCAGCGAGTGGTGCAAACATTAACTTGAGTGCCGGTGGTCGTATTGACTTTGTGTTCAACGACTCGGCAGCAGCAGCGGATGCCAAACGTTGGGACATTAGCGTAGATGGAGTGGGCGGGCCTAACTCTTTCTCACTAGTAACTCGTAACGATGCGGGCGCAGCCGGAGATCAAGCCCTTCAAGCAATCCGCAGTGCAAACGCCCTCACATCACTGACGCTCATGGGCAATCGTGCGACCTTCTCGACTACAGTCTTCTCGCCAGTGAACGCAGGTGGACTGACGCTCGGTGCGTCTGCGGCCCGTTGGGGCAAGCTGTGGGGACAGGATGCGGACTTTTCGCTCGACGTGAAAATGGACGTGCTCGGCACGTTCGACCACACAGGCACTCGCTTCTCAACCGGCGCTGGTCCCGTAGCAGACGACATCATGTCATGGCACGGTAGCGCAGGGAAATGGCGTCCCAGGTTCTTGCAGACGCAGTTTACCTCCGGCGCAGCAGTCTCGCAGAACAACACCGATGGGACGTTCGCAACGTTTTTCAATTCGAACCCCTCGCTGTCGGGCGCTCCGAGTAATCCGAGTGTAGCTCCAGTTGTTACAGCGATGTACAAGTCAACGTTGATTGATATGTCGGCGTATGTGCTCGGTGGAACGCAGGTTTATGTCCTCGACTACAGCGTGAATGGCGGCGGATACACAACTGATCGCATCATCACAACATCAGCTAAGGTCATCCACTCATCGCTCGATCCGACGAAGACCTACGCATACAAGTACAAAATTCGCGGCGGCAGCGACTCGTCTTACAGCCCTGCATCTAGCGCGATCAACCCTAGTACAGCAACTGAGGCGAATGCTTTTGGCCTTATCGTGGCGAGCCAGATTGCAACTGCATACCTCTCGTCAATCAACGCCAACATCGGCTCGATTACTGCGGGACAGCTAATCTCTGGAGATGGAAAGAGTCTTCTCCAGCTTGACAGTTCGTTCTCTGTTCCTGGCGCAGTGACGCAGGGCATCTTCTTTGCCTCAGCGAATCCGGTGCCAGGCACTGTGACTGGCATGTATATCGACTTCACCGCCACAACGACGAATCCACTTCTGCATCATTCAAAGTTCGATTTGCTCGCTGACGGTAGTGCAATCTTGAAGGGTGTCGTTCGAGATACAGACTCAAAGTTCGTTATCGACGTAGCCGGAACAACGGCACGTCTCATTACGATCATTGATGAGCAAGGCTCCCCGAAGACGCGGGTAAAAATCGGTGAAGTAAATACCGGCGCATCTGATTGGGGACTGCAAGTCTTCGATAGCGCAGGTGCAACCATCGTCGATATGACCGCTGCAAACCTGCTAATCCAAGATTCAGCAGTGAAGTTCAAGGCCGATTTCACGAACGCACTCATTACCGTAACAGATGCACAAGGCTCACCAATCGTGCGCTCGAAGTTTGGGAAGATTTCGGCTGCAACAGATGACTATGGCCTACAAGTGTGGGATAAGCTTGGTGATACGGTCATAGACTTAACTGGTGCCAAGCGCATCCTCGCGATTCCTGTGCAGCCTTCGACGGACAGTGGCACAGCCATCACAGTTGATCTCTCGACTGGCCTCACGCAGCAAGTCCGACTCACCAACACTGCGACGGTCACGTTCACCAATCCAACAAACGGTGGGCGCTACCGTATCTGGTTCCAGCAAGACACTACAGGCTCACGCCCGTTTCCAACCATCGTTGGGCCGAACGGCGAAGTCGTGATGTACACGAACGACACTCCTCCGACGCTCACCACTACACCGGGGACGCTGGACTTGTTTGAGTTCGAGTACCGCACAAATCCAACGACGCGCTTTACCTGCATGACGCTTCAGACGAACGTGCTGTTGCCCACGCCACAGGTGCAGAGCATGACCCCCACATCTGTCAGTTCGGCTTCAACGACGCACAACGTCTCGATGCCCGCTACTGTGAATGCTGGTGATCTGCTTCTGATGCTCATTACATTCCATGCCACGCAAGGGTCTGTTACAACACCATCGGGCTGGACTGCGGCTGGATCAATCGGCTTGGCTAACATTTTCACGAAAGCAGCTAGTGGCTCAGAAGGCGGAACGACCGTTAACGTTGTGACGGCAAATTCCGTAAAGGCAGCGGCTCAAACGTATAGAATTACACGCTGGTTTGGAGATGCAGGGACAAACGGGGTTGTAGTAGCCACTAACTCTGGTGCCCCAGGTACATCCGCCGATCCAAGCAACAACACTCCTAACTGGACAGATCGAACGTTGTGGTTGGCGGCGGCTGCTGTTACTGGCAATCCTACTTTCAGCGTCGATCCGACGAACTATACGAATGTCCAGTCAACTGGAGATGGGGCTTCGACGTGTTTGCTCCGCTCTCTTCGCAGAACGTTGTACGCGACTTCTGAGAATCCAAGCACATTCACATGGTCCGGAAGTCAATCGTGGTCCGCGTTTACTATCGCAGTTCGTCCACCAGCATAAAGGAGAATCAGATGGAGTTGTTCAAAGGAAAGACGAATGTCGTCTATGAGTTTACTGACGACGAGAAAACAGAGGTGGCCGGATTTCTTGGACGCCTCAAAGAGTTGAAACAGGGGCTTATTGGAACGAACGCCGTTCTTAACGCGACGTTGCAGGCCATCGCTGTCAAAGCTGGCATCACCGATTTGGCTCTAATCGAAGTTGATTTAGACAAGATGGTGATTGTCAATCGGCCTGTGAAAAAGAAAAAGGTTCTAGTCGAAACGCCGTGAATCTACCCCTTTTCTTGGCCTTCTAATGACGGCTCCAATCAAACCAAACCCGCCGAAGTTCGTACCAGGGAATCGGGGATTGTCGGATGCGTGGAAGAACTATTTTTCTACGCCCTATGTCTCTGATACCCTGTCGCTGCTTGTAGGACAGGGGCCACCTGTAGAGGTTAGCTCGGTGCCCCGGCCCCCTGAAGAAGACCCTAAGCTTCAGGGCGGTACGACCAACGCAGGCACTCTCTTGATGTACGAGAGGCCTGACGATGGCGTGTTCACTCACGAGCTAGGACACGTTCTCGACGTACGCTCACAGGAAACCGGCGATGCGCTTGAAGTAACTGAGACTCTTCGGGCAATTTTCAACACGAAGCGCCCTGAAGGTTTCACTTACGAAAGCGCGACCGGCAACCTGCCCGCTGAATACGTTGCTGAAACATTCCGCTCTGCAATGGAGATCGTCAGATCACCAAAAGAACAACAGCAGCGAGACCTCCAGTTATCGGAGAGATCATTCCCAGGTATCACGCTGTGGTACAACTGGATT